GGGGCTCTTTTTTTTGTTATAAATATAAGTAGGGAAGTCAAAAGGACAACCCACACACATACACACAGGAGGATATTATGTCCAATTACGGTACAAAATCAGGGTTCGAAATCAGAGCCGATTTACTTAATCAAGCACAAGGTTTACTTGAAATGAATGCACAACGTGAAGTTGATGCACATTATTTCGCTGTAGAACAATCAGGTGATGATGCATCGGTAATTTCTTTTCCAATAGTAGAAATTACTGCTGAGAAAGTCATTGAAACTGCTAGACAGTTGAATGCATTTGTAAACGAAAAGTAACTTTTCAAAAGGGAGAGGGCGTGAGTCCTCTTTCTGTTATAAATACAAGTATGGCATACAGTAAAGAAGTAATAGAACGATTTGAATCCGTACTCAACAATCCACAAAAACATTCAGTAGGAAGATTTGATCCCAATGACCCTAATGTGGCTACAGGCATGGTAGGAGCTCCTTCATGTGGAGATGTTATGAAACTAGATTTAAAATTAGACATTGATGGTTTGATAAAAGATGTTAAATTTAAAACATATGGATGTGGTTCAGCTATAGCGTCATCTAGTTTATTTGTAGACATGCTGAAAGGTAAAACAGTAAATGAAGCTAAACAGATTAGGGATAAAGACATAGCAGAAATACTTGATTTACCACCAATCAAATTACATTGTTCTGTTTTAGCTGAAGAAGCTATTACAAAGGCAATTGAAGATTGGGAAACAAAGAAATAATTTTCTATAAATAGTAATATGTACGAAAGAGATCCAAAACTATATGTTAAATCAGAAATACCAACTGAGAAACATGATTATGTTGGTTGGTTTTGGGATCTAGGAACTAAAAAATTCTACAGATGGAATGATCTTCCTGGTAGAGAATATGGAATAATAAAAAATGGCGACAGCTGATTGGCAAACAACTCTCCCTACAAATTTAAATTATCTGAATCCAGTTAATTTTGATTTAGTAATAAACAAATTACCTAAAACTAGATATTTTTGTGTCGGAGCAACTTTGCCGAATGTTAATTTTAGTGAAGCTTCTTTAGATACAAAATTAGCAATTACATCTTATGTACCTGGTGATAAAATCACTTTTGATCCTTTAAATGTACGATTTATTGTAGATGAAGATATGACAAATTATAAAGAAATTTTTAATTGGATAATGTCTTTAGGACCTGGTTTAGATACTGAAGATTTTGTAGATTTAACAGGTACGACAAAATCAGAATTAGGTTGGGATACTCGTAGTGGTGATATGAAGAATATGTATTCAGATGCTGCTTTAATAATTAATACATCATCTAATAATCCAAATCTAGAATTTATGTTTGAAGATTGTTTTCCAACATCTTTAGGTGCTATTACATTGGCTACTGATGCATCAGAAGTTGAATATGTAGTGGCCGATTTAACATTAAGATACACATTATTTAAGATAAGAACCAGTACCTGATTGACTTTTCAGCAAAAGCTGTTATAATATATAGTATGAAGAATAAAAATTTGTCAGAAATTCAAGAATTATGGAAGAAAGAATGTCAAATAGATGATATTGAATTAGACGCGTCCTCCCTCCAAGTACCCATATTACACGCCAAATATGCTGAACTATTATCTAACAAGAAACTAGAAGTTATTCGTTATGAAAGACGAATGAAAGAACTAGATAAAGATAAGTGGTTATGGTATGGTGGTAAAATGTCTAGAAGTGACATTGAAGACAAAGACTGGGATTATGATCCTTTCAATGGATTAACAGTTCTTAAATCTGATTACGACAAATTTAAAGGCGCTGATAAAGACATACAGGACTTGTATGAAAAACTTCAATACTTGAGAATAACAGTAGAATTTTTAACGGATGTGGTTTCACAATTAACGTGGAGACATCAAACAATAAAGAATATTATAGAATGGCGCAAATTCATGGCCGGCTCGTAGTCGAGAAGAAAAACGAAGTTTATCTAACAATTTCCACAGAAGACTCAATCAGAAAAGAACTTTCAGAATTCTTTAAGTTCAAAGTTCCTGGTGCTAGCTTTATACCAGCCGTAAGAAAGAAATTTTGGGATGGATACATTCGTTTATTTCATCTTAATACAAATCAATTATATTTAGGTTTATATACATATCTCAAAGAATTTTGTGAAGAAAGAGATTATGAGATAGAAGGCTATAATCCAGAAACAGATATATTTACAATAGAAAGATATGAAGAAATAGTTAAAGATATTCCTTTAAAACTTAGAGATTATCAAAAAGACGCGATTGCTTATGCAGCCCATAATCAAAAATGTATATTAGTATCTCCGACTGCTTCAGGTAAGTCATTGATGATATACAGTCTTATACGATACAATTTCTTAAAGAAGAATAAGAAAGCATTAGTTATTGTTCCTACTACTTCACTAGTAGAACAAATGACAAAAGATTTTCAAGATTACGGATTCAAAGGTGATATAGCTAAGATATATGGTGGTGATAAAGGATCAGATGCTCCGATAGTTGTAACAACATGGCAATCTATGATGAGAATGCCCAAAGATTTTGGAAATCAATTTGGTATGGTCATTGGAGATGAAGCTCATTTATTTCAAGCAAAATCTCTTTCAAAAATTATGGAGAGTTTAACAGAAGTAAAATATAAGATAGGTACAACGGGTACATTACAAGACACACAAACACATAAACTTCAATTAGAAGGTCTATTTGGTCCAGCCTATTTTGTTACTACTTCTAAAGAATTAATGGATGCCGGTACATTAGCTAATTTAGATATACAATGTTTAGTATTATCATATTCTGATGAAGAACGAAAATTAGTCAGTAAAATGAAATATCAAGAAGAAATGGATTGGATTGTCAGAAACGAAAAACGAAACAGTTTCATAAGAAACTTAGTTAATGGATTAAATGGTAATACATTAGTATTGTTTCAATATGTAGAGAAACATGGTCGAGGCTTATATGCTTTATTATCTGAATTAATAGCTAATGATACAACAAAAAGAAAGGTCTTTTTTGTATTTGGTGGAACTGATGCTTTAGATAGAGAAAAAGTTAGAGAGATTGTAGAAAAAGAACAAAACGCTGTGATAGTAGCTAGCTTCGGAACCTTTAGTACAGGAGTAAATATTAAACGATTACATAACATTGTATTCGCTTCTCCTAGTAAGAGTAGAATTCGTAATTTACAATCAATAGGTAGAGGTCTAAGAATAGGTGAAGGTAAAGAAAATGTTGTGTTGTATGATATAGCTGATGATCTATCTTGGAAAAAAAATACAAATTATACCCTTAATCACTTTTCAGAAAGAATAAATACATATAGTAAGGAGAATTTTAATTACGAAATTCATTCAGTAAGGATACCAAAATGCCATACATAGACGATAGTACAGAATATCAATTTGTAAAATTCAAAGATGGAAAGGAAATATTTGCTATGGTGAGAGAAGTATTTACAAATGACAAACTAGAACTTCACTTTCCTATGAATATACATTTACAACCAGCAATGACTGGCGGTGTACTATTACATTTAGGACCTTATATTCCTTTTACTAAGGAAGACAGTATTACAGTAGATACTAATGCAGTCCTTTTCAGAACAAGTATCAGTAAGAAATTCATAAGTTTTTATGATGAAGCTTGCAGTGCTTGGCTCAACATTAGGGAAGATGATAACAGATTTGATGTCAAATCAGGTAAACAAGCTATGGAAGAACAAAGAGAATTTATGGAAGGAATGATTAAAAGAAGGTTTGAAGAAGGTGATATGGATTTTCGGGATGAAATGGATCAAATGTTAGACGAATATGACGAAGAACAAACACAACTTACACAAGAATCGGGTCCAGGAAAAGATGATACTATTCACTAATATAATATATTCTATTCTTCTCAATACTACATATTTATTTTAACATGAGAATGCTAATCGGTCAAGGAAAAAAATGATTAATTTAACAAATAATGCAATAGACAAGTTAAAAAGTTTTATTACTCCAGGTGAAGTAGTAAGATTGTCTGTAAAAGGTGGCGGTTGCGCTGGATTTGAGTATAAATTTGGAATATCTCCACTTGAAGATTGTTTTGATGATGATTATGTAATAGAGAAAGATGGAGTTTCAATGCATGTTGACGCATTCAGTCATGTTTATCTAGAAAATGTAGAAATAGATTTTGAAGATACAACTTTTCATTCGGCATTTAAAATTAGAAATCCTGATGTTAAACAGACTTGTGGTTGTGGAAGTAGTTTTTCTTAAATTTACCTTGACAATACAGCGAACTGTAGTATAATAATTATATGGCTAGACAAAAGAGACAAACTAAAGCTTCTGTTCATTATGTGAACAATAAAGAATTTACGGCTGCAATCATTGCTCATAATGATGCATGTAAAATTGCAGTAGATAAAGATGAAGAAAAACCTAGAGTTTCAGAATACATTGGAGAATGTATTTATAAGATAGCCACTAGACTTTCAACTAAACCTAATTTCATTAACTATTCTTATAGAGATGAGATGATTTGTGATGGGATTGAGAACACTTTACAGTATATTAATAATTTTAATGGTGAAAAATCACAGAACGCATTCGCATATGTAACTCAGATCATATATTTTGCTTTTTTGAGAAGAATACATAAAGAGAAAAAACAAGCTGCAATCAAACAAAGAAGTATAGAACAGGCAGGTTATCTATTTGAAACATTTTCTACAATAGATGGTCAAGTCGAACCCGGTATGACAAATCAATACATTGATTTCTTACAAGAGAATATGAACCCTATTAATTATAAGCCCCGCGGTTCAAAGAAAAAAGTTAAAGAATAGAGTGTTATAAATAAGTCGGTGTATTACATGAGTAACACACTAATTTTTTTATAACTTAGGTAATGATATGAATGTTAAACAGTCTTGGGAGAGACACAACAAAGAGGTAATAATACGGTCCAGAATAACTTTAGAGTTGTTCTTTTATGTTTTTATTATACTTTCTCCTTTTATTTTAATGCATCTACAGTTTGCAAGTTTATAGAGAATAAATATATATTATGAAAATAGCGTTGATAAATGATACACATTGTGGTGTTAGGAATAACAATCAAATGTTTGCAGAGTATCAAGGAAGATTTTATTCACAAATCTTTTTTCCATATTTAGATAAACACAATATTAAGACAATAATACATCTTGGCGATTATTTTGATCGTAGGAGAGATGTAAATTTCTATTCGCTTCATAAAAACTATGAACATTTTGTCGAACCTATGATTAAAAGAGATATAACTATGGACTTGATTGTAGGAAATCATGACATTTATTTCAAGTCAACTAATGAATTGAACAGTCCAGACTATCTTTTAGATTTTGAAAACATTAATGTTTATAAGGATCCATTAGTTAAGAATTATGACGGATTAGATATTTGTTTAGTTCCGTGGATCAATACAGAGAATTATGATGATGTTGTAGAATTTTTAGATATATGTTCAGCAGACATTGTTATGTGTCATGGTGAAATTACAGGAGCTGAAGTAAATCCAGGACATTTTCAAGGCGGTGGAACATCACCCAATATGTTTAAGAGATTTGAACAAGTATATTCAGGACATTATCATCATAAATCATTATTAGATAATATAAGGTTTTTAGGATCCCAAATGGAATTTACTTGGAATGATTTTGGTGACGATAAACATTTTCATATATTAGATACAGAAACGCGAGAAATAGAGGCTATTCACAATCCTTTAAAGATGTTTCATAAAGTTTTTTATGATGATACAAATGAAACTCTTATGAACATTAAGAAGAAAGAGTTTAGTGAATTAAAAGATGCTTTTGTTAAAGTAATAGTAGTTAATAAAAACGAACCTTATTGGTTTGATATGTTTGTTGAAAACATTATAAAAGCAGGACCAGCTGATTTAAAAGTTGTAGAAGATCACAGTAATTTAGATGTTTTAGACGAAGATGATCTTGCAACAGAAGCAGAAGACACATTAACAATTTTAACAAAACACATAGATAGTTTAAATATAGAAGGAGATAAGAAAAAACTTGATGTATTAATGAGATCATTATATACAGAAAGTTTAGATATTTTAGTATGATAAAAATAATACAATTAGCCACAGGCGAACAACTGATTACAGGGTATGATGAAATAACAGGTGAGTTAGACAATCCCTTGTTTATTAATATTCAACAAATGGAGAAAGGTCCAAATATTCAACTTTTTCCATACGATTTAATTGCTGATGGAAATATAACAGTTAATCTAGATCAAATAATTTGGACTGCTGATCCAGACCAAAAATTACTTAATCAGTATCAAGAATTATTCAGTAAAATAATAACACCACCACAAAATGTGACTCCAATAAAATGACAACAGCAGTAAAAATAAATAATCAAGGTTTAGTTTACAGTGGTTCTTATGAGTGTGAAGGACATAATGTGTCTTTTATTATATTAACCGGCGATAGAGTTAAAATCATTGAAGTTAATACAGCTGGTAGAAATACAACTTCAACAGAACGTACAGAATTTTTAGAAAACGCAATAGAATATCAGGATAAGTTAATAAAATTAGGTTATGATAAAGTTTCATAAGGTAAGATATAAGAATTTTTTATCTACCGGCGACACTTTCACCGAGATATATCTTAATAGAAAACCCACAACACTTATTATAGGGGCCAATGGTTCTGGTAAATCAACAGTGCTTGATGCTTTAACTTTTGGGTTGTTTGGTCGCGCATTCAGAAAAGTCAATAAAATGGCGTTGATAAATTCTATCAATAAGAAGAATGCTGTAGTAGAAATTGAGTTCTCTATTGGAAGAAATCAATATAGAGTCGTGCGGGCTATTAAACCGAACAAGTTTGAAATATATCTTAATGGTAGTTTGATCCATCAAGATGCTAATGTAAGAGATTATCAAGCGATATTAGAACAACAGATACTAAAACTTAATTACAAGACATTTTCTCAAGTAGTTGTGTTAGGTAGTTCTTCCTTTACTCCGTTCATGCAATTAGTTACTATTGAAAGAAGAAACATTATTGAAGATATACTTGATATACAAATCTTTTCAGTAATGAATGATATTCTTAAACAAAGATATACAAGTCTGCGGCATGAGATAAATGAGATTAAAATAAATTTAAAGATTGGTGATGAAAAGATACAAAGCCAAGAAGAAACAATGAAACGATTAGAAGAAAATCGTGATGAACAGATAATAAAGTTAAAATCTAATATTGAAAAATCTGATGAAGAAGAATCTGTTCACCAGGCCAGTATTGATGTTTTAGGTAGAATGGTAGAACAACACCAAAATTGTAAAGAAGATGAAAATGATGTTAGAACAAAATTACAATCTGTTTTAGTAGAGGAAAAGAAATTTGAATCAGATAGAAGAAAGCTTTTAAACGAAGAAAAGTTTTATGAAACAAATGATGAATGTCCTACTTGTAAACAAGATATTGAAGAAGGACATAAATCACATATCTGCAAAGAAATTGATAAAACTGTTGGAGAACTTAACGAAAAGTTACAAGAAAGAAGTACTTTTGTTCAAGAAATCAATACAAGATTAGAAGAAATAGCTGAAATTAATAAAGAAATAACCAAATTACAAACAGAAATTCAAAAAAATCAGGGTCAAATTACTGCCGGTCAAAGGTATAGATCAAAGTTAGATATAGAATTAAAAGATTTAGAAGCTCAAGAACATACAGAAGAGGATACAGAAAAACTTGAAAAGTATCAAAAAGCATATAAGCAATTAGAAAGTATGAAAGAAGAATTAGTAGACAAAAGACATTATTTTGATCTAGCAGAGATACTTTTGAGAGATAGTGGAATAAAAACTAAAATAATTCGACAATATTTACCAATCATGAACAAATTGATTAATAAATACTTAGCGAGTATGGAGTTTTTTGTTCAGTTTGAACTTGATGAAGAATTTAACGAACAAATTAAATCTAGATATAGAGATACATTTACTTATTCATCTTTTAGTGAAGGTGAAAAAATGAGGATTGACTTAGCGCTACTCTTTACATGGAGAGCAATTGCTAAGTTAAAGAATTCAGTAAATACAAATCTTTTAATATTAGATGAAGTGTTTGACAGCTCTCTTGATGAGGGAGGCACTGATGAATTTCTAAAGATACTAAATACTCTAGGAAATGAGACTAACACCTTTATCATTAGTCATAAAGGTGACAGCATGAATGAGAAGTTTAATAATGTAATTGAGTTTGAGAAAGCACAGAATTTTTCAAGAGTGGTGTGAAGATGAGATTTAAACAAAATGATAGTGTTCTTAGAACGCGTATGGGAGTGGTCGTGTGAACATCCTGTTGAGGCATGTATTATGTTTTTGACTGGATATTGTATAGGATTTTATATATTATAATATAATGATAATTAAAGAAGTGAAAAGGTTACGAGTAAAAGTAACTGAATATTGGTCATTCGAGAGCCCCAAGAAAGATACTAAAGAGTTCGCAAAAGAACTTGTGGACGCTATGTGGTCCCATTCTGGTCTAGGCATATCTGCTAATCAAATAGGACACAATTATAGAGTATTTGCTATGAGAGGTGAAACTAAAAAAGAGAGTATTGTTTGTTTTAACCCAGAGATAAAAGACTTTTCTCCAGAAATGAATACAATGGAAGAAGGATGCCTTTCGTTACCAGATGTTTTTGCAAAAGTAGTTAGACCTGCTCATGTCTCGATATCATATCTTGATGAAGATGGTAAAGAAGAAGGTCAACTAGCTAGTGGAATGACTGCAAGAGTGTTTCAACATGAATTAGATCATTTAGACGGAATACTCTTTACAGATAGGGTAGGCGAGTTTACTAGACAAAGAGCTTTTGAAAAGGCGAGGAAGATTAGAAAATTTAGAGCTCGTGGAAAACCCAAATACCAACACCAAACTAAATTCGCTTTATAATGAAATTACATTACGAATTAGCCAAAAGTAATGATACACATTTATCACAAACTATAAAACTTTATAGGAATATAGTTCCTCACATTCTATGCACCGAATTAATAGATTGGTTTGAAGAAAGTAAAACAATTAGAGTAGAAGATCATAGAAAAGAATCAACTGAACTTCAATTATTTGGTGATCCTAGACCAGAAGCAGAACAATATAGACAATTGCTTTTTAAATATCTCTATCCTTTAGGAGAAAGATATGAAAAAGATATGTATAATTTATGTCATAAAGAGTATATACCCCAAGATATACCTCTATCTACGGCATTTAAGACGGGTTTTAAGTCCTTACAGATACAGAAATACTCTAGTAATGATAAAGGGTACCCTGCTGTTCATATAGAATCTGGTCCAGATCATATCCACAAATATCTTGCTGTAATCTTATATCTAAATACAGTTATTGATAGTGGTGAAACAGTATTTCCAATGGGTGGAACAGCCATAGACCCAGAAATAGGTGCAGCAGTAGTGTTTCCAACAGCAATTCCTTATTATCATTGTGGAAACCCAGCGAAATCTGATAAGTATATTTTAACTTCTTGGTTTGAGTTCATTTAAAAAAAATTTTGCTTGAAACCGCGGGTACACTTTTGTTATAATATGTATGTAGAATGAAAAAAGAGCGAGGAAAATGTTAAATTTAGAATTATCAAATAAAGACATTCTTGCCAAACTTATGGCAACTGAGAACATTACTGTTCTTCACAAAAAAGTCCCAACAGCATATTTTGATGTAAAATCAAGGACATTAGTTTGTCCAATTCTTAAAGATAATATGAGCTCAGAGCTCTATGATCTCTTTATGGGTCATGAAGTAGGACATGCTAGAAATACTCCAACTGAAGGTTGGCATGATGCAGTTTGTGAAAAAGGTGGTCTGTTCAAAGGCTACTTAAATGTGATTGAAGATTGTCGTATTGAAGATAAAATCAAAGCCAAATATCCAGGACTTCGCAGGTCTTTTTACAAAGGCTATGAAGAATTAGCTTCTGATGATTTCTTTGGTATTAAAGGAAAAGACTTATCAAAACTTAACTTAATTGATAAAATCAATATTCATTTCAAAATCGGAGCTCAAGCAAGAGTCCAATTTTCAAATGAAGAGCGTCCTTATATTATAAGGTGTAAAAATCTTAAAACTTTTGATGAAGTCAAGAAATTAGCTACAGAGCTTTTTGAGCGACAAGAAGAAAGGACCGATGAAGAAATGAAGTCAATGACTCAAGATGAGTTAGAGGCTTTGATGGAAATGTTTGATATTGATTCTTCTGAAGAAGGTGAAGAATCTTCTGGTAATACTATTACAGTTCAAGTTGAAGAAAATGAAGAAGGCGAAGAAGGTTCTTCTGATGGAAAAGGAAATAATGAAGAAAAAGACGATAACGAAAAAGATGGTGAATCTAATTCTGGCGATGGAGAGAGCGAGAGTGAGAGTGATAAACAGTCAAAACCAGAAAATGGTGGTCAAAAGGGTGGAAAATCTCCAGAAGAACGCTTAGCAGACGAATTAAACAAATCTGAAACTGATGAAAGTTTTAGAGAAAATGAAGGCCGTTTATTTAAAGAAGATCATCTATCAAGAGATCCTTCTCACTTTGAACTAACAAATAAAATAAAATATGAGAATTTTACAGTAAAATGGAAAGAAATTGATGAATTAATCAATCATAAGCAAAAGGATAGATACCGATCAGTTTTAAATAGAGCTCCTGTTCAAGCATATGTAAAACGCTTTATAGATGGTAACAAAAAAATAGTGGCCAATATGGTCAAAGAATTCGAAATGAAAAAAGCAGCAGCAGACTATAAAAGAAGTTATAGCGCTAAAACAGGTGAACTGAATATGGATCGCTTGCATCTGTACAGATTAAAAGACGATATTTTCAATAGAGTCCAAGTAACACCTGATGGTAAAAACCATGGTGTTGTAATGGTAATTGACTGGTCTGGATCAATGACTGGCTCAGTAAGATCAACAGTAGAACAAGCATCATTACTTTCAATGTTTTGTAGACGATTACAAATACCTTTCAGACTGTTTGCATTTAGTGATAATTATTCAAGAATGCCAGAAAGTTGTGAAAGCCGTTCAACTTGGCAAGGTGAACGAGTTTACGGTAAAAATAAGGTCGCTAACGACAAAATGGAAAAATGGGATTTAGGCAATCTTGCACTTCTTGAAATCTTTAATGAAAAAATGTCAAATGCTGAATTTATTAGAAGCATGGAAAATTGGTTTCAATTAGCAGCAGGGTCTGATTACACTTATGCATATGAAAATGAACATGAACCATCATACGACCACAACTGGTATGCACCAAGTAAATTAAACTTGGGTGGAACTCCATTAGATGCAACAATAATGGTAATGAGAGATTACTTAATAGATTTTAAACGAAATTACGGGTTAGATATTTGTAGTTTCATAGCACTAACTGACGGTGAAAGTCATGAATGTTTTAACCAAGGTAATTCTTACCTTGTTGACAGGAGAATTAATAAAGTTTTTCCATTGGCGACATCAGATCGTTATTATGGTAGTAAAACAAAAAAATTATTAGGATGGCTTAAAGAAACAGCAGATGTTAGAACAATCGGGTTCTACTTAACAAAAACTTCAGGTTCGGGATTCTTCCGAAATGTAGAAAACTTCTGTGGAACCAAATTAAACGGTTATGATGATTATTCATTGAACAAAAGAAAAGAATTTAACAAATTGTCAGTATCATTTACTGATGGAGCATATGACTTATCTATAGTCATTAATCAAAAGAAAATCAGCATTGATTACAAAGCTGATGAACTTGATTATGTTTTGGGTGGCCAAACAATGGAAACTGGTGTTACTAAGGGCAAATTAAAGAACGCTCTTGTCAAGGCAGGAAACAATAAAATGAAGCAAAGGGTTATTCTTAACCAGTTTGTTGAGCAGATGGCGGTATGAAGAAAAACTTGTAACCGCGGGTACACTTTTGTTATAATGTATATATAGAATGAAAAAACGCGAGAAAAAAATATGATTAAAATTACGGCACAACATGAAAAATTTATAGATGCAGCAGATACTGTTTTTCCAGGTCAGGTGGAATTTTCCACTTCTCAGGTCAGGAAAATCGTATCAGAAACAGGATGTCCAACTCCTTCTTGGTTACTAAAACCACAATATAGAGTTGGCCACGGAACTTATTCTTTAGAACTTGCAGGAGTAGCAACAGCACAAGTAATTGATCTTCCAGTCGGCAACCCATCGGTTGGGACTGTTGGTGTATTACAAAGTGATGTTATAGTCATTCCTGAGTCAGTTAAAGAATATGTCCCATTCGGACATTTCAGCGATCTGAAAAAAATCTTGACTTCAAGATTGTTTTTCCCAGTTTTTATCACAGGTTTATCAGGAAATGGTAAAACTATGATGGTCGAACAGGTCTGTGCGAGACTCAAAAGAGAATGCTACAGAGTCAATGTTACAGTCGAAACTGACGAAGATGATATGATTGGATCCAACACTTTGGTTGACGGCAATATCGTTTTCAGAGAAGGTCCAGTTCTCAAAGCAATGAGAAAAGGAGCTGTACTCTTAATTGATGAAATTGATTTAGCATCAAACAAAATTATGTGTCTACAGTCAATTCTTGAAGGTAGAGGCTATCTTAACAAAAAGACTGGTGAATATATTTCTCCAGCAACAGGATTTACAATAATCGCAACAGCGAATACAAAAGGGAAAGGTTCAGATGATGGCCGATTTATCGGAACAAACATCTTGAATGAAGCATTCTTAGAAAGATTCTCAATTGCAATGGAACAGGAATATCCTTCTAACGCTATTGAAACAAAAATTCTTGTTAAAGAATTTGAAAGATTAGAAATTACTGGAATGGAAGATTTCATCGGTTGCTTAGTAACTTGGGCAGACGTTATCAGAAAATCTTTCTTTGAAGGAGCAATTGATGAATTAATTTCAACAAGACGCCTAGTTCACATTTCACAAGCTTTCTCAATGTTTAAAGACAAAATGAAAGCAATTGAACTTTGTGTTTCAAGGTTTGATACTGAAACTAAAGCTACATTCTTGGATCTCTACACTAAAATAGATGCAGAGCCTATTGAAGTTCCAGAAGATGATATTCCAATGCCAGAAGATAAAGATTTTGATGGTCATGGTACTAGTACCAAAGATGCAGAAGATTTTTCAGACCCAGATACGAATGAAGAAACATTTTAACAATTACCTCGCGTCTCCCTCTCATATTGGGAGGGAGATTTTTAGAGCATGATAAATAGACTAAATACACTATATAAAAGAGATTCTAATAAAAAGATTAGAGAATACACTATTGAATGGACCGGACAGGGCGTAATGGGTTTTGAAGCAGAAGCTTCTGCACCTGGATTTAGAACAGTCGCTGGGATTCAAGGTGGTAAAATGGTAACTTCTGAATGGAAACTTACAGAAGGTAAAAACATCGGAAAAGTCAATGAAACTTCTCCGTCGGAACAAGCTGAGAAAGAAGCTATAGCCAAGTGGGAAAAGAAAGAAGAAAAAGAATACTTTGAAGATATAGAAAAAGTTGATTCTTACGATAAGTTTAAACCCATGTTAGCTCACGATTACACAAAAAGACCACAGGACTTTGGTTATAGTCAACCGAAGTTAGATGGTATTAGATGTATCGCTACTAAGAAGGGATTGTTCACTAGAGCCGGGAAAGAGATTAATACTTGTGGACACATTGAACATGATCTCATAGAATTTTTTAAAGAAGAACCAGATATGATTTTAGATGGAGAACTTTACAATCATGAGCTTAAAGCTGATTTTAATAAGATTACTAGTTTAGTTCGTAAGGTAAAACCTACTCCAGAAGAAGCGCAAGAGTGTTTTGAAAAAGTTCAATACCATGTTTATGATTGTTTAGATATAAATAATCCAGATCAGATTTTTTCAGTAAGAACATTCTGGTTAGATGAAAAAGAACAACCTGAGGAAAGTTCCTTGAGATTAGTTGAAACAACTTTATGTGATACTCAAGAAGAACTTGATAAAAAGTATTCAGAATATACAGAAGCTGGTTATGAAGGCCAGATGGTTCGTAACGATACACCTTACGAAAATAAGAGAAGTAAAAATCTTCTCAAGAGAAAAGAATTTATAACAGAAGAATTTGATGTTGTTGATGTTCTAGAAGGACAAGGTAATTGGGCAGGATATGCTAAACACTTTGAACTAGAGCTTGGTGATGGAAGAAACTTCAAAAGTGGTGTAAGAGGTAATCAAGAAACATTGAAAGCACTCTTAGAACAAGAAGACAAACCTACATGGGTAACTTGTAGATACTTTGAGAAAACACCAGATGGTATTCCAAGATTTCCAGTTGTGATTGATTGGGGAAACGGAAATAGAGAGGATTAATGAGAATCATGATCATAATCGCGTATACATTTTTTATCTTATTTATAGGATTTGCAATAGGGTATTACGCATGACAGAATATACAGACCAAGTAGAGGAACAGCGTCAAATACAGGAAGTAGAAAAGTGGGGCAAGGGTATAAAATATATCCATACAAATAATGGAGTTATTGAAACAGCATTTAATAATGGAGATATTGAATATGATCGAAAAGGAAAAATTACTTGGCATAAAGAATATCAATCTCAAGAATCACTAATAGATAAGTTTCATAGAGCTATGGCTGATATGAAACGGGATTATTGGAAATGATGGAAATATTAAATATATTGTTTATCATATTCATTACTATAATTGTAGGTTGGTTTGCATGGGAAAGTAGTGTTATGGTCTCAGAGAAAAAAGCTCGATATAGAGCAGGGACACATGATCATTATGATAATCCAATCAAAGAAGAATCTGATGATATTGAAGAAGGAAAAAGAATGCTATCTGTAGCCGACCTCAAAGCTATGACAATGGAGTCTAACAAATGAATACTTTTATATATGCTTCATGTAAAGATATTAATGGTAAAAGAGAATATCTTGTAGCGCCTTCAGAGAAGGACATTGAGGTTTATTGTGAGAATGGGTTGTTAGGACATGAGAAAGCTATCTTAAATTATTATACTAATCCAGATCCAATAATGGTAGCACATCATTTTAAATGGGTTGGTACTGGAAGGAGACCGGCAATAATATGTATAAGTTTACCTCATGATTATAATGATCCTTTTAAGAAGCCGATAGAGAAATGGTAGAGATATTTTTATTACCAGTCATTATATTAAAATATATAATGGCTACAGTATTTTGGATTTTAATCGCGTATTTAATATACGATTTTATTCGAGATAGATTTTATTAAAATAATAGGGGGTTAATTACCTCGGGCAGGGGACAGGAATTAAACATACGAAGAGCTCACTTTTTTATACTCTTTATGGATAGACTGAATTCCATCCCCGCCAGTTTTTAGGAAAAAATATGATTTTATATTTGGAAACACAATTAGAAAAAGCATATAATGTTTATAGACGAAATCAAATTAAACATGATGCGGCATTTATTAATAAAGAAAATTTTAGAACAATGTTTGAACAAATGATGGAAGCGGTTGAAGATTTTGAACCAGAAGAAGACACAGGCTATTAGAGAAACACTTGTAACAGTTTTTACAGGTTTAGTAATTAATTGGCCAATAAGTTTAGGTTTTTTATATCTATGTATTGATATATTAGAACTTTCAACATTAAATACTTCTATAGTTATAACAGTAGGAATGACTGTAGTGGCGTTATTAAGAGTGTATACAATAAGGATGCACTTTTCTAAAGATGATTGAAGAATTAGCAATGTTTAGTTTTGACATATCAGCAGTTTGTGCATTATTGATAACATCTTTATTTTGGAAAGAACAACAAACACCATTAATTGTTGGTAGTTTTGTATATTTGTTTTTTACAATAGTGTGGCATTTTCCACCGGGTATAATAACGTATTAAATGATTGTGGAAAAAATTGAATTTACAGAAAAGTTTGGTCCAGCTAAATGTTGGAAATGTGGTATTAAAATTTCATCAATAGAAATTGTATATGAAGCAGAAGATATGGCAGGTAGGCCATCTTTTACTAAAGTAGATTATGGAGTATATCCAGCAAAACCACAATTTTGTAAGAATTGTTATGGAAAGATTAATAAATAAAAGGGGCTGTAGCTCAGTTGGGAGAGCGCCACGTTTGCAACGTGGATGTCGGAGGTTCGAACCCTCTCAGCTCCACCAGTTTAGCCACCCTAGCTCAGAGGCAGAGCAGCTGATTTGTAATCAGCAGGTCCTCGGTTCAAATCCGAGGGGTGGCTCAACGTGAACGACAAAAACTGGCAAGAAAGAACTGATACATGGGTAAAGACTCAACACGAAGAACGAAGAAAAAAAGAGAAACAACGTCTAATGAAAAATAGAAATCCAGTAAAAAAGAATATGGATAAATTCCATAAGCCGCGTACGCATAAAGATAAGACAAAGTACGATAGAAAATCTCCATCAGAGACTTTGATGGATGAGATTGAGCCAATTTATCATCCAACAGAATATGATGAATCAGATGATATTGAATATGCTAAACGAGTCGAGTCAATGATTGATGAAGGGGGCCCAGTGCACCCTGATAGTAAAGATGAAAAAACACCTTGACAGGACAGCAATTTCTGTTATAATAATAGTATGAGTTTGAATTATAAGTTTAGTGAAGGTGAACTTCTACAAGAATTAGAGTCGTATATTAATAATACATATACACAACACTACAATAAAAACAAATTTCAAGCAACAGAATTTATCGTAGACTCTGGACATGGAATGGGATTTTCTCTAGGGAACATTCTCAAATATGCTCAGAGGTACGGAAAGAAAAATGGCTGTGATAAAAACGATCTATTGAAAGTTTTACATTACGGCATAATCGCACTTCACGTGCACAATATAAATAATGAGGAAAGTGAAACCAATGAATATAAGTCCAGAAACCCTTGATATACTAAGGAATTTTTCAACAATCAATTCAGGGTTGACTGTTAACGCCGGAAACGAACTTAAAACAGTATCAGCCATGAAAAATATCTATGCAAAAGCAATAGTTCAGGAGGATTTTGATAAAGAACATTCAATATATGATTTATCAGAATATCTCGGAGCTGTATCTTTATTTGATACTCCAACTTTTGAGTTCAATGCAGAGAAAGTAATCGTCGCAGAAGGAGATAACAGCGTAACATATTATTATGCTGATCCACAGATGGTTATATCTCCACAGAAAGAAATAAACATGCCTGAACCTGAAATTACATTTGATTTAGATGAAGGTGTTTTAGATTCATTACTTAAAGCATCATCTGTTTTATCATTACCAGACATGGTATTGTCTAGTGATGGAACTACAGTAATATTAACTGTTAAAGATAAAAAGAATGCAACTTCTAACATCTTTAGTAAAGCAGTAGCTCAAGGTAATGGCTCGACATACGAAATGTTTCTTAGAATGGAAAATATCAAATTGATTCCCGGAGATTATACAGCTTTTGTATCTTCTAAAGGTATCGCACATTTTACAAATAGAAAACAAGCCGTAGAATACTTTATAGCATTAGAACCAGATTCAAATTATAACGAGTCTTAATAATGAGAGAAGAATTTCTATGGGTTGAGAAATACAGACCTAGAAATATTACTACTTGTGTTCTGCCTTCAGAAACAAAAAAGATATTTATAGATTTTGTAAACAATAACGAAATCCCAAATTTATTATTATGTGGAACTTCTGGTGTCGGTAAGACAACAGTAGCCAAAGCATTATGTAATGAATTGGGGGCTGACTCTATTCTTATCAATGGGTCAGAAGAAAGAAACATTGATACACTTAGGGTTAAGGTAAAACAGTTTGCTTCTACAGTTTCATTAACTGTAGATGGTGGACCTAAGATTATTATTTTAGATGAAGCTGATTATCTAAATCCACAATCAACACAACCTGCTCTTAGAGGATTTATAGAAGAATTCTCAAAGAATTGTAGGTTTATTTTTACTTGTAATTATAAAAATAGAATTATCCCACCATTACATTCAAGATGTAGTGTTGTGGATTTTACAATAGAAGCGAATCAAAAACCACAGATCGCCCAACAAATATTTCAGAGAATACTACAAATACTTACTGATGAAAAGGTAGATTATAACGAAAAAGTAGTTGTAGAAGTAATCAATAAATTCTTTCCTGACTTTCGTAGAATGCTCAACGAAATTCAAAAGTACTCAGCTTCGGGAAAGATAGATAGTGGTATTCTCGCCAATTTAGATGATGAAAGTCTAGACGAATTGTTAGGTTTTGTCAAAGAGAAAGAATTCTCTAAAATGAGAAAGTGGGTGGCATTGAATATTCATAATGATCCACAAAATCTTTATAGAAAGATATATGATAGCTTTTTTACAAAATTTGAGAACACTAGTGTTCCACAAGCCATTATTATATTAAGTGATTATACATATAAGTCTGCGTTTGTAGCTGATCAAGAAGTAAACATGGTGGCATGTTTAACAGAGTTAATGATGGAGTGTAAGATTAAATGACTTATAGAGTAATAAAAACATATGGTAATGAACGAGGTTTATCAACTGCCTTCAGACAATGGAGAGCGGATTCTCATTGTAAATTAATACATGGATATAGTTTAGGATTCAGATTAACTTTTGAAGCAGAAACACTTGATGATAAAAATTGGGTGTATGATTTTGGAAATCTAGGGTTTGTAAAAGAATTTTTAGAAGATAATTTTGATCATATTTTTATGGTAGCTGCTGATGATCCTAGAATATCAGATATTTTTAATTTAGATGGTATAGCTGAAATCAGAACATTACCAGTCGTAGGGTGTGAAGCATTTGCCGAATATGTTTATTCGTATGTTTCACAAGAAGTTAATAAACAAACAACAGGTCGGGTTAGTCTTGTATCAGTTGAATGTTTTGAACACGGAGCTAATAGTGCTTTATTCGGAAATTTTTAGAAGTATTCAAGGAGAAGGTGTTTACACAGGAGTTTCAACAGTCTGGTTAAGATTGTTTGGTTGTAATTTAGAGTGTAATGGATTTGGACAGGAAGATCCAACTGATCCTGATTCTTATATCTTACCTTATCAAGAAATAGATTTAACTGATATTACAGTACCAGAACAATTACCTGTATTTTCTTATGGATGTGATTCATCATATTCTTGGTCAAAGAAATTCAAGAAACTTCAAAGAAGGGGTACACCAGAAGATGTCGCGAGTGAATTGCATCAGTTGATGTATAATAATAATACTCATATAGCTTTTACAGGTGGTGAACCAATGATGAAAGCAGGACAAAAGAATATTGTAAAGATTATTAAAGAATTAAAAAAACTATTTGAAACAGAACATGGATTCTATGGTAAAAAATGGAAAAACAATATTACAAATATTACTTTTGAAACAAATGGAACAAGACAAATTGAAGATGTAATGGTAGCTCAAATCATGTACGATAGTATTACTCAAGAAACAGAATATTTCTTTTCAGTAAGTCCTAAGATATGGAGTACAAGTGGAGAGAAAGATAGAATATGTCCTG